TTATACCCTTTTTCTTGGCAATTCTAAAAAGCGCTACTAGCCCCAACGCGCGATGGAACCGTTCCCGTTCCCGCCCTGACTCATAAGTCATGGAAGCGCTCATCTATCTTTTGTTTATCTGTTATAGTTGCCAACAACAATCTAAATATAAGTTATGGTAAACGAAAGCGTTTAATAACGAAAGCGTTTCACTTACGTTTTAGGCGGCGGAGAAATGGCGCGCAAAAGTTCAAAAAAAGCGGAATGAGCGCTGCAGGCGTTAAAGTATTACAGATCCGTTGGCAGGTTTACTAATCCTTTCTGGCACATAAACAAAGCCAAGCTTGAACAAGCCAAGCTAATACTTTAATCCGTTGGCTCTAAACAGTGCCAAATCCTTTGAAGTGTCAGACAAAGTCCGCCAAAACGTTGCGGGCATCCGCTTAAAAACAGAAACAGGGTGGAGAAATCCAGACATGACACGTTGCAGATAATGCTTCAAACATTTTTATTATTCCAAAAACGTTACAGCTCTCCACCAAAGAATGTGTTGACAAGCAACCAAATACTAGGAAAGTTACAAAGATTTAACGTTTGCGTTTAAGTGTTCTACCTGGTGCCCTGCCCGGCCGTCCCCTACGAGCCGGAGATACAGAAGAAGTAGAACCTCGGAGACCACCTTGAAGACCACCTTGAAACCGAAACTTCCTGCCTAAAGGAGTTTGATCTAACTGCTCAGTGATTCTGTCAGTAAGATCTATATCCCAGAAGCGATATTTGCTGTATGGATCTGTAGATTCGGAGGTAGTTACATCTGTAGGACACTTTGTTGCCAATGACTGTATGTACCTGTATTTATCCTCAAGATCGGCATTAGGGGGCGCATTCACCGACAAATGCCATGCTTCTATTATACTCTGGTCCATTGTATGTATATAGGCTAAGTTTTCAGGAGTCAGAGACACCTTACAGAGCTGTAATATAAAGGATAATTGATACTCCTCACAATGTCGTAGGAATTCACTGAATTTGCCATTTTTGAAATCTGTTTCTCCTTTGGTTTTGGCACGATTGACATTGAAATTTGTTCCTCTTGTTGTATCAACTACTGTCACAAAAGCCTCGTTATGCCATAGTATGCCATTATTGTGTCCTTGTGCAGACCGTAGCCAATAAGGCCGGTTAAAAAGCTGTTGTTCAGATGTAACAAGAGAACCACTAGGACTGATATAGTAGTTGTCAGTACCTTTAGTGCTGGTGGCATTTAAGTACAGGGCCTGAGGTACTTTTTCATCACCTGTATCACCAGAGCGCTGAAACATATGACGGGCATAGAGCGCCTCCCTTCGAGTAAAAAAAAACATTTCATCCCCATAGGGATCCTCAGACATCTTTAAGAAATCTGGATATTTGCAGATAGACCGTACAATGTCTAGGGGTGCATCAGCTTTATTATCTTGTAAAGACTCGAAGTTAAGATTGCCTAGACCTATGTCCACCATGTCCGAATCTTCGATGACAGTGGAACGGAGCTCTAAAGGTGGGCAACGATTGTTTTCAGCAGGTGCATCTGAAGCACACCAGGGAGCTGCATCCCAGTGTTCTCCTTGGGCAGGGCGGCACCCTACAATGATGAGCTGGGTTTGCTTAGGGTCAAAGGCAACGTTAAGCCTGTCGTCAGCATCCTCCTCCTCCACATCAGCCCTTTGTGGGTTAAATGGGTTCTCCACATCCTGAAATCTATTTGTGTAAGGATGACCTGTTGCACCAATACCTAAGGGCTGTCCTCTACCAACCTCTATACCACGCAAAGCCCAACAAAGACGCTCAGTTTCTGCATTGAAAATAGAGGTGTCTCCAAAAGCAAAGTTGTTAGGGTCCGGAAACCTGCACCGAAATGCCCTGTATTGGCTGGAAGATACTTTAGGAACTTTTACCGTACCATCACTACCTACAATAGCATAATAAGGATGACCGACAGTCAGCAGACGCTCAGTAGAAGCATGCACATACACATCTGTTCTGTGCACATAATCTTCTGTGCTGAGGATCCTGGTAACTGGGGCAGGAGGCAGATAGAATCTGTTCTGCGCAGGTAACCATACAGCCATCTGAAATCATAAAATACGACGTTTGCGCTTTCTGCGAGGTAATAGGCTTGGGTGTAGATCATAATCATTGTAATTCTGAAAAGTGTCAAGTGTATCATCAATGGGAACCCAAGGTAAGGAAGGAGTTGTGATTTTTGTAGGAGTATATGCTATGTTTACTCCGGTGTCAGGGTAGAATGCAGTAGAAGGTTTCTCTATGCTTAATAAATCTATAGGTAGCTGTATGGTGATGTCTTCACCCTCCTCGCCTACACTAGCAAAAGACAAGAGCAGCTGAGAACTGCGGGCTAATGTGTCCCCCTCCTCCATTTCGTCCAATAGGTCCGCCTCTGAGTACACCTCTATAGGTTGTTCTGCAGCAGTAGAAACCCCCAAAGAATGTTCACCAATGCTGTCCATCTCGATTTCCTCTAGAGGTGTAATGTCACTAATATCATAAAAGAAATGATGGCTGGACCCTACTCGAGTTCCTGAACGTGTTTGAATTATGCCTTCCCGTCTACCAATACGGCTAAGCCTCAACCCTGTAGCTCTACGCTGATAATAAGGCCTACTAAGATATTGAATGTCTTGAAATGGATCTGGTAATCGTTCTAAGTCTGCCACATCACGCTCGAATAATATGCTGACATCAGGATCATAAGCAGGATTTTCTGCCTGAAACAATACTGCAGGTCTTGACAAGAATGCTGCATCACCTACTCTGACCTGACCAAATTGCCGGCCGTACGGGCGGATAGATGCAATAGCCTCTGTAGTTGGTAAAACAGGGTCTGGAGTACTTGTCAAGGGAACTTCAGAGTATGACCCATGTTCAATAAAACTAGTTTCAGCCTGACCATCCAGTATAGCATACTCAGCCTGAAGCACAGGTAGCTCAAATTGTACGTCTTGACCTACAAAGGACCCTGAAGATGGTGTGCCTACATAAACGTGATCAACTGAGGAAGTTTCCGCCGAGGGCAATTCGGAATGGATAGAAACTTCAAATGCAGGATTATTATATTGTGTCCTGGCTGTGACAGAACGTCCCACCTCAGGTGTAGGGACCTCCAATACTGCAATATCACCACCAGCACCAAAGGGTGTATGTGGGCCTTCTAGTACTGCCACATCTGTAGGTACAGTGTCTAGTGTAGGTCGGGGCAAAGATGGGCGAGGGCGGGGAATACCAATAGGATCTAAGGGTTGCCGCCCAAAACCCTCTCCGAAAGGTCGGCGCGCTGACCCGGATATAGATGTGGTGGGAGGAGGTTCCACAGGAGGTTGTACCGCACCTGCTTCCGCATCAACTGTGATGATATCTCCAGGGCCAATTGAACCAGCAGGCACAGATGGACGTGCACTCCCTATAGACCCCCCACCCAAACTTACTCCACCGCCTCCCCGCCCGGTCCCAATTCCCAAGCCCCCCAAGTACACCCCTGTGCTGCCCCATTTCAATATCTTATCTGCAACAGTATTTCCTTCAATTTTATTAATGATATCTGGAGGACATGTACCAGTGATTTTGCAGGTAGCATATAATTGTGTGGGGTTAGCTCGCTTGATGCGCCTACGTACTACCATGTTAGTGCTCGTGATAATTAAATGTTAATGCTCGTGATAATGTTAAATTGTCTCACATTCACCCTTGAATAAGCCAATATTAGGAGGGGGGCGTGCAGCTACATAAAATTCATCCCTGTGTTCCTTACTAGTGAAAGCTATCAGGAACCTCCCAGAACCACACCTGTCAGTTCCCTGGGGTGCGGTCCAGTTAAAAGTTGTGCTGATATACGTGATATCTGGGTTAGGCCTTTTTTTAAGCTTAAAGCGATAGCAACGCAAAGTGTTCACTGGTCCTCTGCAGCCGATTAAATAGAACTGGGGGGTAGGCCCAGGCCTCTCCGCAGACGATCTATGTCGTGCTTGATGTCTTCCTCCAGTTGCAGAAGGAGATCGTCCAGATCTGGACCTCCTGTTTCTAGCAGACAAAAGCGTTGGCCTGGTCTCGGGCGTGGTGTTGGTGGTGGGCCCCGCTGGGGATCGTTTTCTTTGTCGTGACCGTTGTGGTGGTGTGGGTCTGGCGGGAGCGGCGGGGGATGAGCGCCGGAGATATGTCCCTCGCCTCCTTGGGGTTTCTTCCCCGGTTTCTCTGTTCCGCGAGCTGTCGGTATTAATAACAGGGTCAGACACATCTTGATCAGAGTTCACTGTATACTGCCCTGTCCTGCTATGCTGTGCAGCTTCATCTTCAAAGTACACATAGTAGATGTGGCTGCCGTCCACACCAATATAGTAGATACCAGTTCTGTCCACTCCTCCCTGGGTTTTATGCCAGTCACCATTTTCATCTGTGACATAGATGTAAGTCCACATTACATACTCCGCACTGTTGCTCTCCTCATTGTCAAATGTCACGTTTACATGTACACCTCCTTTCTTAAATGTCTCTCTTGGAGGCGCCAGGTACCTTTCCAGTGTTGTCTCTGACAGAGACCAGGGCTCCAAACCATATGGGCTCTTTGCAAGGTCCTCTAGCTGCAGCTGCATCATGATAGCATGTTTAGCACTCTTCTCAGAGGCTTGCAGACTAGGGATGCTTCTGCCCATTACACGTACAATGCCCCGTTTTCGCATAGTGTGGAACAGCACATTTTCGTGTCTTACAGCCATCCACAATGATATGTGGTCATTAATGTCAGTGCTATCTTTTTCATAAAGAGTCAGTATTTTCTCTTGTGTATAATCTAAGCGGTGTTGCAGTCTCTCCATGTGTGTCCTCTTCCAGGGGTGTCAAGTCTAAGTGACGCCAGAATTTCCTAAAAAAAGATGCCCATTGTAGAGATTCAATTTTGTACACAGGGTCACCACGATCGTGTAAAGGGAACGGTTTGTTAAAGTACAAAAATCTAAGCCTTGTCTGGAGATATTTGTATTGAGGGTCATTTTTTATATCTTCATTAGTGGTGATAACTAGTGGTGGGCATCGTAATTGAATAGGATTGCGATGCTTACAATCTATGGAGACATCATTACCATCTAACAGTGTCCTCATATATGTATCACAATATTTCCAAAAGCTATTGGTGGCATCATCTATCATACCTATTCTAGCTGTCCTCAATGGTGTTAACCAAAAGTGGCTCCCATAGTTAACAAATGAAATAACACATCCATTCATAAATTTTACAAAGGATAACACAAAATATGACTTTCCAGTGTTGGGAGGCCCACACACTACTATAGTACATTTTTTTGGTTTATGATGAAGTAGATTTTTCAAATCTATCATAAAACTTAGGAATTGTACACCCTGATACCGCAGAAAGTGCACAATTGACCTCCATTCTTCACCCACTTGTTCTGTGACTTCATTGCATCTATGATCTACATACTGTGAAATACTCATATCTCGCATAAGCGCAGTTTGAAACATTCTCACCATGGTGCAACAATCCTTTACTAGTTTTGGCTGATTATTACTCTTTAAAAAGGCTTGTGCATTCTCATCTTCTTCTGCTAGCATTGCATATTTTAGTGCTATCGAGCTTTCTTCTGTCAAATTATTATCTAGGGCCCATTGCACCATTTTTGTGAGTTCAAACACAGGCACATGGCCTGACCCTAACGCACACTGCGTATGTATATAATCAGGTAATTCACCATAAGATGCTCCTACCTTTTTAAGAACTTTCTGATACCAAAAAAGGCAAGCAGGCGCGCTACGTAACTTTGGAGGATCTGCCATAAGTCTTTTAGAAGAAAAATTGAACAGTTTGGTAAATAGCTTTATCACCGTGGCCCTACATTTCTGAGCATTAAATTCAACATTAAACAATTGTATCCCTGCTCTATCCTCCATAAAGTACCAGCTACACTGCTGCTGCAGTGTGTGCTTGGCTGCCGCTTTTCCATCCTCAAGCAGGGGTACATAACACACTACTACCCAATTTGCAGACATAGTTTTATCACTTTTAAATGCTCTAATCAAATCAGTATATTTTACCCCATACATATCATTAAATCGTCTGTACATATATAACACCCTTGATCTCTCATCGAACAGCCTATCCAAGTCAGCATGTGCATCGTTACATCCTTCTACCTGCGTAGTCTCTAGGTCCGTGCCAGTCTCGGAAATGCCGCTGTCATCAAGGAAGAGCTGTTTTCTAGCTTTCTTATTAACCTGTCTCTGCAAAGAACATTGCTCTAGCTTAGGACTCAGAGCAATGATCTCTTGTTGAACTAGGTGAGGGCTTTTTACATACTTTCGTTTTAGGCTTGCTATCTGTTGCGCGTCGGAGGCGCGCATTTGTGTTTGGAGCAGTGACAGGTGTTCCCCGGCTGCATTGTCTACAGCTGCATCATCTACAAAGTCTTCCGTACTGCCCCCTTCCTCAGTGTCCTCCTCGTCTTCCATATCACTGCATTCCGCCTGATCTACTATATAACTACAACCCAAACTACAGTCAATACCTTCATGGTCTTTATCTTTGTCTCCTGTCCCGCTGGTTCCTGGTATATCCATGCCGGGTAGAACAAGTGTTGCAGAGCAACTCAAGGTCACCGACCAAAAGTTCTTGGAGTTGTCGGATGCCACCTTGGCTGGATCCACAAGCAAAGACGAGTCGATGCGAGCACCCAAAGCACAGCGTCTCTATGACATATATGTCGCAAGGTGCTAGCTGCACTTGCTGTTCTTGTGGCTCCTCCTGCAGACCGAGCTCCTCCTCTTCCTCGTTAGCACAGTCACTTTCAGTGGTCACCTTTTCTAAAACTATATCTTTGATATCTACTTTTTTGCCCATCATTTTACAGACCATTAATGCATACGCTACAATTAATATACAAATAATCACACCATACAACATTAAAACAATCCAGCTGTACAATGGGTGCATAAGGTTCGCAATGAACGACCAACAAAATGCACAACAGTGTGCTGTCTAGCAAGAAATTCTTTCTCTACTGTTGTCAAAGGCATGAGACAGCGCACACATCTCACAGTACATGTAACAAAAGGTCTATATAATAGCAGGGGGATGTGCTGCACCGTACACGAGAACATATGCCTCGCCCGAAATTCTAATCTCGCCAGAAGCCGCAAACACAACGTACATACGGCCGCGGGGGTTCCATCACTCCACAACACATTCAATACTGTTTGATCAAACAAATATACATCAAGTAGGCTAAGGCATTTCTTACAATACTTGCAAGTCACAGATACATTAGGAAACTCCTGCCCTCTCCACACACAGAGTTCTCGTAGCGTCCGTGGTAAAAGCGGTGTGCCGTGGTCTCTTTCCTGAGCCATGCAGACAGCTTTTTTCTGTTGAGACGCTTTTGCCAT